CGTTCTTATTCTTGATAGACAGGGACATAAACTTAGCCCCATCCTTGCTGACCTTTAGCCAAGCAGATAGCCAATATTCTACGCCATCTACATTTAAGCTGCCTTTGTAATCAGGAAACTTGGCATCGTCTTTGCGGTCATTCTTAAAGAGTGAGCCTCGGTTTGTATTATCGTATTCCATATTTATCCTTTAGCGTTCTTTAACGCACTTCTTACTTTACTAGGAAGCAAAGTCCAGAGAGCAACTTTTTGTTCGCTGTCTAAGTTCTCTGCTTCCAACTTCACCCAAGCACTCTTAGGTTCTTCTTTCTCACAGAGAGCAATTAACTCCATTGCTAACTCTCTGAGATAATTCTGTTCATCCTCTGGGATGGTATCCATTGCGCCCTGAGTAGGCGTGATGATTATTTTTTCTTCCTTGATGGGCGCAGAGGAATCCAGAGCGTCATGCTCAACGATTTCCATTGCTGTCATCCAGAGATACCTGCGCTGATATGTCTCTACTGCGCCAAGATTTTGGATAGCGTGTGCGCCCTTTAGATTGGCTTCTACCATTGGTGAAGTAATCACAATGTTAGTGCCATCGTCAACGTCTGTGATTGTAAGACTTGCATAGTCTGTATCGTATGAGATAACTCCACACAATCCTTGACCATGAAAAATCTCGTTAATCTGTGGAAGAAAGTCACCCAACTCAAAATATTGGTAGCCAGCAAACTTGTTGTGACCAGACTTCTTGAGTGCCATTTGTTGCAAGAACATTCTTGCTTGCATTAACTTCTTGTGTACCATTTCATTTTCCTTTATTTAAATATTCTTCAATCATTGCTTCTTTGTCATCATCGTATAAATCCTCGAAAGGTACGAAGTGGTTTTCTCCACAACATGAGCCAGATGTTTTAGGCTCAGTACAGTAGCAGCAGTAATCACCATGCGATAAATCTTTGATTGCGTCTTGTCTTGTAATCATTGGATTCTTTCGATAGGCTTTGCTACAAGCCATTTGTCACCCAACTGGCGTACTGACTTCACCCATTGCTTTTGGTAGCTTCTAATGACCTGTGGAGGGGCATCGTAGGTGCTGAATATCTTACGGACATGGGTTAAGTAGTGTGTGTTCATTAGCCTCTCCAAGCCAGTAGTACACCGATACCGCCAAAGATGATGATTGCTAGTGTCCATTCAATTAACTTTTCTTTCATTTGGTTCTCCTTAATTGGGGGACTAAGCCCCCTGTTAATTAACTATTAAGCCATTCCTCATAAGATTTGAGTGGTTGACCATTGCGTGTAATATCACCACCTTTGCCATCGTCAGCGCAAGACAAGTAGATTTGATACTCTTGGTCATTAGTACCACGCTGCTGTGTTTGCCAATTAGCGTTTGGAATTAAAGTTGTGTTCATTTGTTTTTCCTTAATTGCCCGCTTACGAATTGTTGCGGGTTAAGTGAAGTATAGCAAACTAAACACACAGGTCAACAATTATTTTCTAGGTATTTTCCCTAGTGTTGTATTTTGTTAACTTTGCTATACTGGAAGGATGGACAAACAAACCGCTATCACACTTGCTGGCTCACAGAGTGAGCTTGCTAGAATATTAGGAATTACTAGGGCTGCTGTTAACCATTGGAAGACAATCCCTCAGTTACGAATTTATCAACTAAAAGAACTCAGACCAGAGTGGTTCAAATGACCCAAGAAGCAGTTATTAGAGCATTACAGAACGGCCCATTAACATCCTACCAATTAGAGGATTTAACAGGCATACCAAGATTGTCCATTGCAGCTTGTTGCACCAAGATGAGTTACAAGAAGAAATTAACAATTGGAAAAGTTAAGATGGGACGTTCTTGGGTTTCTCAATTTACCCTAGCACCACACATGATTGAAGCTCAAAAGGCTGCCAATGATGAGCCTTACGACAAGCTAAATCCTTTCGACATTCGCAATGCCAGAGGTATCTTTTCTAAGGCAGAATATGCGGTAATGAACGCTCAAGCTAAAAGATTGCTTGGCAAATCGTTTTCAGAAGATATTACAAATAACCAGTTTATCTAGTATAATTTTTTGAAACACGGCTAGTTCGGACTAATTACCCGATACGAAAAGAGAAGTCTCCCCTCCTGCCGCAGTTTCTTTTTGGGAGAATTGGAACATGAGACTACTATGCACTACTACAAGTTCAATATTGCCGACTATCGGAAAGACACTGGGCATCTTTCAACGATTGAGCATGGCATCTACCGCCAGTTGATTGATTGGTATTACCTTGATGAAAACCCCATACCATTGGAAACCCAAGTGGTTTCTCGTAGGTTGCGATTGGCTTCTGAGGTAGAAGTTTTATCCCTGCAAAACGTACTGTCTGACTTCTTTAAAGAGGGCAAGTCAGGCTATGTGCATAAGCGCATAGAGTTAGACATTAACGACTACCATGAGCAAGCAGAGAAAAACCAACGTAATGGGAAGCTAGGTGGAAGACCTAAGAAAACCCACTCGGTTATTGATGGGTTGCCAGATGAAAGCCAAAATAACCTTAACCATAAACCACTAACTACTAACCATAAACTAATAGAGAAGAAGACACTCGGCAAACGCCTCGCTAATGATTTTAGTTTTCCATTGGAATGGGAACAGTTCTGCCAACAGACAAGACCAGAACTTAGCCCTGTAAAAACTTTTGACCAGTTCAAGGATTACTGGATAGCCCAAGCAGGTCAGAAGGGTGTCAAGTTGGATTGGTTTGCTACTTGGCGTAATTGGGTGAGAAGCACAAACGCACCAAAACAAAATCCTTACGATGTTGTGAGGCTCACAGTTTCACCATCAAATGAGCCTGACCCTGCTTTAGAAAAGATTAAAGCTGATGCTTTGAAAGCTGCGCCTATTCCGCTAGAGGTTTTGGCAAAGATGGCTGAGTTGCGGAGAAAAGCATGAGCGAAATAAAATTAGATGGATTTATGTATTCATACATTGATTACAAAGGTGAAGAAAGATTACTTACTTCCGCTTTTGGAATAACAAAATCAAAAGCTAAAAGGTATTTCAATACACAAAATAACATACCTAAAGTTCAACCAGTTAAAGCACACAAACTTTATTCAGTAACTATTTTTACTGTTGAAGAAATTAAGTCTTTTGATAAAACACAAGAAATAAATGATGAGACACTTTGAATGGCCTACAAATGACTCCAGAAGAATTGGAACACTTCAAGGACTGCGAAGCCCAAGAGTGGATACGCAGGTACAACCAAAAGAAATTGACGATTGGCTCAAGCAAAGCGTTGCTCTGGTGGCAGGGTGTGTGCGTGGACTTGGAACGAATCAGAGGAAAGTCAGATACTTTGCTTTTGAGGGACAGAATGACGAGGTTACGAAATGAGGAGAGCAGCAAGAGTTGATGCTAACCAAGACCAGATAGTTTCTGCCTTGCGTGGTGCAGGTGCTTACGTCTGGATTATTGGCTTACCAGTTGACCTTTTGGTTGGCTACAAGGGTCACACCTTTCTGGTGGAGATTAAAACGGACTCTAAAAAGCGTTTAACGAAGCTACAAGCCGACTTTTTCGAGAATTGGATGGGTGGAACGCTATGTAGAGTGGATAACGCTGAGAGCGCATTACGAATGATTGGGGTTAAACGTGATTCTTAACCTGACAAGCACAGAACAGGCGAAAACCATTATTCGCCACAATTGGGAAAAGATAACCAATGCTCTGGACGCTGGCAAACATCTAACGATGGAGATAAAGCTGAAAAGCAAAACTCGTGAGCAAGAGGAAAAGTATCACGCAATGATTAACGACATTGCAAAGCAAGCGCAACATTTAGGGGCTAAGTGGTCAGCAGATGATTGGAAACGCTTGTTGGTTGACCAGTTTATGCGTGACTGTGGTGACTCTGGTGGGAAGGTAATTCCTAACCTTGATAGCACAGGGATTGTCCAGCTAGGGTTTCAGACTCGTAACTTCACCAAAGAGCAAGCAAGCGAATTTGTAGAGTGGCTTTACTCTTGGTCAGCAAATAAAGGAATAAATCTGTAAGTAGGTATAAACACCTAGTAGATATTGTGTTTAGTTTGCTATACTTGCGTTAGCCCAAGCAATTCGCAAGGGTACTTTTAAGGAATACAAAATGAAATACGAATTTGACACAACAACTGGCGAAGGCTCTGTAATCGTTACTGTCGTGATGACATACGAGCGTGACGAAGAAGGCACTTACAACGAGAATATTGATGAAGTCTGGTTTGAAGGACGTAACGTCATGGGCATCTTTACTGACGCACAGTTTAAAGAACTTGAGATGGAAGGCACAATGAGACTGACCAGCCACTTACTTGAGGAATCTGACCATGCAAAAATCATGGCTTACGAGGCTGAGTAAACAGGCGGTTTGGCGACTAATTCTTATTTCACTAGCGGCTTTTTGGTGGCTGGTGGTTTATTTCATAGGGGTTTTGTATGACTAAAAAAACTTGTCCTCCTTGTCATGGAAACTGTAACGAAGGCAGAAACTGCCCTGCAAGAAAATGAACATAACCATTTACACCAAGACAAATTGTCCTAACTGCAAAACAGCCAAAGATTTGTTGGTCAGTAAAGGTTTGGTTTACAAAGAAGTTGACATTGAAGTTGGACACAGGTTTGCTAACTTTGTAGCCAATTACCCAGATGCCAAGCAAATGCCACAAATATTCATTGGTGACCAAAGAGTAGGTGGTTTAGCAGGGTTGCAGGCTGCTTTGAAAAAGATAGAGCAAAAGAATGAACAACAGACCCAATAACAGGGAACGACTCCACTTGGCAAAGATTAAAGAAATGCCTTGTGGGGTCTGTAACGCTTCTCCTCCAAGCGATGCACACCATATTGTTCAGCATAACCAATACTTATGTATTCCTTTGTGTAAGGATTGCCATCAGGGTAGCTTTAACGGAATACACGGACAGGCTAGGATTTGGAAGGTAATGAAGCTAGACGAGATGGGCGTTTTAAATCTAACCCTTGCAAAACTTTTTAATTAGCGCACAATGGACACACTCAGTTGCCATTGAGACTTTAGAGGGACTTGTTCCCTCTTTTTTTTTATGAGATAATAAATAAACTCCATAGGGATAACCATGTCTGGTTTACTTGAGCCATCCGTAAAAATTGAGATTGAGATACAAAGCCAAGAGAAAAAGGGCGAAGCGTGTCCAGTTGCCACAGGTGACGTAGAAGTCAATCTTGAGTGTCGTCAGAAAGCCATCGACAAGGCTAACTATGGCCCAATGAATCCCAATGAGCCAAGCATGGAATACTGGCGTGATATTTCTAAGGCTTGGAGAATCTCACCTGCACAGGCTAAAAAGTCTCGTTGCGGAAACTGCGCTGCCTTTATCCAGACCCCTAAGATGCTTGCTTGCATTGAGAGTGGCTTGGAGATGAACGGCACAGAGATGGATGCTTGGGAAGTCATTGATGCTGGCGACTTAGGCTATTGCGAAGTGTTTGATTTTAAGTGTGCTTCCAAGAGGACTTGTGAAGCATGGATTAGTGGTGGGCCGATTACTGAAGACTCAGAAATGGCTGAAGAAGACGATATGTCTGAAGGAGAATAATCTTGGGCACTACAAACCAGCAAGCATTAGAAATGATGCAAAAACTTATGCAGAAAAAAGCCAAACCTATGCCTGTGCGTGGTGAGCGTACTGCAAAGAACAAAGCAAAGAAGCCTAAAAAATGAAAATGACAAAAGCTGGTCAGAAGAAAGTTGGCAAGGTAATGGGTGAGTACAAAGAAGGTACTCTGCACTCAGGTAAAGGCGGTAAGGTTGTAAAAAACCCAAAGCAAGCCATTGCTATTGCTATTTCAGAAGCTGCTAAGAAAATGGGCAGGATGAAGTAATGGCTGAACTTGGCGCATTTTTTGGTAATCCAAACATACAGCGTCAAGGTGCTAGGGCTAGAGCCTTGGCAGGACAGAGAGATGTAAACACATTACCAGACCCTTTAACCTATGCAATTATGCAGGGTTTGTTAGGCACAAGACCAGATGAGATGGGGTTTAGTGTTCTTAATCCTGATTACGAAAAGATTAAAAAAGTAGCAGAGCCAGCATTTGCTCTTGGATTGCTTGGTCAAGCTGCACCTGCATTAGCACCTTTAACTAAGGGTTTACCAGTAGGCGCAAGTATTAAAGAAATAACACCTGCTTTAAATCAGCAAATGGCTAAAGAAGCAGCAGAGAGAATTGGTCAATCTCCAAATCCATACACTCGTTCTTTACAACAGGGGTATGACTATGGTTGGTATCACGGAAGTACAGGTGATATTAAAGCGTTTGACAAGGGATTGCTAGGTGAGGCAACTGGTGCTGAAAGTGCTAAGAAAGGCTTTTTCTTTGCTCGTGACCCACAAAACCCTCCAGTAGCAATGTTGCAGAAAACAACAGACCCTAAGTCTATTGAATTCCTAAAAAAATTAGGCAAAACTGACGAAGAAATTGCAGCACTAAATGCTGTGTCCATGAAAGGCTATGGTGCTGAAACAGCATCAGGATATGCACAGATTGGTGGGTCAAGAGAATATAGAGATGCAATGCGTAAAGCAAAAGCTGCTGAAAAGCGTGGAAATTGGGATGAGTACGAGAAACAAATGCTCATTGCAGAGGATAGCGAAATCAAGCGCATGAATGATGCTCAGTTATTGGTTGCCAAGTATGGTGATGCTAGAGACACAATGACTGAAAAGATTAACCAAACTTTTTATAATCTTCAGCATCCACAAGCACAAGCAGAGTTGTTAGATAAAAAATATAAAGAACTGATGCCTTATGGTTGGTATAACACTTACACACCAGAGCAGTTTAATAATCTAAAAACAGAACTTGTTGACTTGGTTGGTGAAAAAGCTGCTAAATCTGCAATAAAAGAGATTGATAACTTTAAAGCAATTGCTGCTGAACGAGCCTTAATTGATAAGACGCAAGAAGGCGGTAATGTAATGCCAGTTGCATTGCGTTATGAAAACCCTATGGTTTATGACTTTAAGGGTCAGGCATATCGAGAGCAGTCTTACAATGATTTGGTTGAAGAAGCTAAACGCAAAGGTCATGATGCCTTAATTCTTCAAAACACCTTTGATGCTGGTTCTGGTACTCCAAAGCTAGTAGATGTAGGAGTTGTGTTTGAGCCTAATCAGATTAGAAGTAAGTTTGCCGCCTTTGACCCAACAAGAACTAAAGAAGCAGATATTCTTGCTGGCGTTGTACCACTAGGATTGTTAGCAGACGAAGAAAAGCGCAAAGAAATCCAAAGCCTGTTAGAATAAAGTATTACTTAACCTTGACCAACCCTAGAGGAGTCAAACAAAATGGCACAAGTCGGAAGACCAATAAACAAATTCTATGTTTATGCAATCAAGAACGAACAAGGTTCAATTGTTTACATAGGCAAAGGCTCTGGGCGTAGATTTGAAGTTCAAAAGAAGAACTTTAAATTGTCTGGAGAAATACTTGAGACATTCGCATCAGAAAAACTTGCGTATGCAAAAGAGGTGGAATTCATCTCATTGCATCAGCCAAGTCTAAACAAATGCAAAGGTGGCAATGGATGCACAACTACCAAGAAACGCATTGTTAAACAAGATTACGAGAAACTAATTGAGCGTATAGGCTCTCGTGCTTGCGCTGCTAGATTGTTGCTTTCCTACAACAAAGTTAACCCATCATTGATTGACCAGTCTAAAGTAGATTTATTTAGAGAGGTTGCATATGGCTAATGGAGTTAAAACAGGTGGTAGAAGCGTTGGAACACCCAACAAGGCTACGCAAGAGGCAAGACAAGCCATAGCATTGTTTGTTGACCAAAACGCACACAGGCTTACTGAGTGGCTTGATGCTGTTGCTTATGGTGACCCAACAAATGAGATTAAACCTAATCCTGCAAAAGCCTTTGAGATGTTTCAAAGCGTTGTTGAGTATCACATTCCTAAATTGGCTAGGACTGAGTTAACTGGTGACTCCAACAAGCCTATTGAAATGAAAGTTACATGGGCGAAGTAATCGAAATTCCCTATAAGCCAAGGGAACACCAACTAAAGGTTCACGAGTTACTGGAAGGCAAACGCTTTGCAGTAGTAGTTGCACATCGAAGGTTTGGTAAGAC